ATAGCGGAGAAAGCTGATTTCACCATGTCATTTGGCAATGGTCAGAACAGATCTCTACTTACACGACACGAACCTGGTGTCGACTCGGTAACGCAGATGTACTCTACAACTCCGTATGCAAGTGCAGAAGAAGGTAATGGTGTGGTGGGAGTTTATGTTGTGAATGAACTCACCACCCCCAACTCCACAGTCAACAATGATATTCAAGTCAACGTCTATGTCTCCATGGGCGATGATTTTGAAGTGTTCGTTCCTGAGGACTCCTTTCAGAACTTTGTGTTCAAACCACAATCTGGAGGAGCTGAGGAAGTACCCGAATCGTTTGGGACTGAGGAGCCTGACGCGCCTCAACAAGAAGCGTCAGATACGTTGGGTGTTGGTTTATCCAACCATGACAAGCTAGGACTAGTGTATACTGGTGAATCAATATTGAGTTTTCGAACTCTGTTGAAACGCTACAATTTACACACGGCTGTCGTGGACACCACATCCGCACAAGCAGCACGTACACGTATGCGCCACCCAGGTTTTCCTTACCTGCGTGGCAACGTGTTAGGTGCCGTACACACAACTGGAGCGTTTGATAAATACAATTATTGTAATACGGTACTGCTGCATTGGGTCACCCTAGCCTTCTCTGGATGGCGAGGTTCCATACGATGGAAACTCATCCCGAGAGGCAACGGTGGGAGCGTTCAAACTAAGATCGCTCTATATGCCCAACGAGCACCAATTGGAGAGAAAGGTTACTATCATACTGAAGTTTCGGCTACAGCGTACGACCAGAACTCTGGTGCTCATTCCTGCATCACGCAAAAGGGGGTTGGCAACCAACTAACCAACTATGCAGTTGCAGGCACACGTGGCTGTTGTTATACTAACGACAAAGTGAACAATGTTCTCGAGTATGAAGTACCATTCTACTCGTACTATAGGTTCGTGCCCGGGAAGACTGAGAACTACACCACCACTCTACAGAGTGAGGGTGCTGATCTCATGATCTTCTCAAATCAGTCCGAGACAGATCCGATGGAATTCTGGTGCGCCGCTGGCGAAGATTTCCAAACGTATTTCTGGACGGGACTACCACGTGTTTACTACGAGGCAGCACCACCTGCCCCAACACGCCGTTTCCCCCGGCGTTCAGGGGAAAATATCCTATAATGAGACTAGCTTTTTACAAGTGTGCTATGAACACTTTACTACACTGTGGTCGTGTAGGTGGACAGATTAAGATTTCTGTCTGAATGGCCGCGCCTTATGAGTTTTG